TAGCGGAATGCACGGGCTGACGTGCGAGTGCCTGCAAAACCGTGGAGCAACGGCTTGACCGCCGCCACATGCCGGGATCAGCTCCGGCCCGCTACCCGATGGCATGACCAGCGCCCGCAGCAGGGTTCACCCTCGTGGCGCTGGCTGCTGGGTGCCGCGTGGGACTACGGGCTTGACAGCGGGCGGTTGTCCGACGCGCCGAAATGGTGGAGGCTGGTCATGCGCGGGCGGCTCAAAAGCAAAGCCCAGCGGGTTGAGTAGCTGGGGCGGCTTAGTCAGGCGCTGGGATAACGGCCTTAGCCTCTAACTCAGTCACTCTATTTTTTAGCGCCGCAGAGTAGGCCGATGCATCCTGCCAAACTTCATCGGCGGCAATGCATCTATTAGCCACTATGGTGACGTTTTGCGTCCTGCATTCCCCGATCTCCCTGCCGCATTCCCAGCACTGAACAGCCCACCATCTGTACGTTGAGCCAGGCCAGAGTCTGTAGCCTTTCTCGCTTCCGCAAATCGGGCACGGAGAGAGCATTCTCGATTCTTTCACGCCACCACCCGACCTTTCCGCCTGAATGTTTGTTTTTTCAGTGTTGCTCACGATTGATCCTCTTTTGAAAATGTGGGCAGGGGTGACCAGTGGGTCCAGTGGTCGCAGTTGCGGTAAATGCTGTACGTCGCTACGCCTGATGGCCGGTGAATCAGTTGCAGCTTGACGCCGCGTGGGGTGTTTGCGTCGATTGCGATCCAGTGGTAGCCGCGGTCCACCGCTGCGGTGCGGGTGCTGTTAATGGAGGTCATGGTGTTTTAACAATTGGTATGTAATGGCAGCTCACGCTGCGCACCACGGCTGTATTTGCTGGGGTGCGCTCGCCCCAAGTCTGATCGGGGCGGCCTACCCAGCGGGCGCAATCGCGGCACAGGTCATCGTGGGCTACCGGGTGGCAGCGGCTTATGTCGTGTGGCAGCGTCATGTTGATGTGCTCAGGTGTTTGTCACAAATAGCGCTGATTTGCTCCACAGTAGTGCAGGCAACAAAATCATCATCTAAGTGGGTGTGGTCGCCAGCCATGTAGCACGCAAACTGCTGATACCGCTCAGCATCCCGTAGCTTGTCGGCAAGCTTTGCCAGCACTGCGGCTTCAATAGCATTAGCCACTGATAGTCCGTTGCGATTCCAGTCGCCTACGTTTAGTCGAAGATTGCTGACAATCCGTTTCTTTTCTTGCTCAGTCAATATCATGGCTTTTCCTTTGCAAAAGCCCGCTCCCACTCGCGGGCTGAACAAATCATTAGCGCCCGCTTGTTTGCATCCATCAAGCCAAAACTGTGATCGCGGGAAAGGCAAGCGCTGTTGATCTGAGCATCACTCAGCGGCTGCTGTGCTGGTGCTGGGTGCAAATAGAGCGGAGTGCCACGCGGCACATCCACAGTGTCGCTATAGCGCAGACGAACGCCGTCTTCATTCCACCAAGCCACCGGCTCTTGCCCGCTGGCAAGCTGCGCCCACCCTTCGCGCTGCTGTTGCTTGAGCACAATCACTGCGCTGCTGGCTGTCTCAAGCGATTCGGTGAGCTGGGCGATCTGCGCCTCAAGCTCGGAAATTCGCTGTTGCAGCGGAACCATTGCTGCATAGGCGTCCTCAAAAGTGCAACATTCTTCGCCTTCGAGGCTGAATTCGGCACGGCGAAGGGTTGGGTATTTTTTGTTCACATCAATTCTCCTATTTAGTTCTGCGGCGGGGATGAATTCCCCGCTGTCAAGGCAAAGGCCTGGGGTCATTTGATCGTCAATCTGTCACGTCGCACAATGCGCGCACCAGCCACGGGCTCGCCTGCCAGGATGGCGGCTTTGATCTTGGTCTTGGACGGCAGTGGTGGCTTGGGATCTGCGCAAAGCTCGGGCGGGAATTCGGCGCCAGCTTCTAGCTCGATGCTTTCATCGCGGTCAATGTAGAGCGTGGCCGTCGCCAGGCCATCGGCTGACACCTTTGTGATGCCGGTCGCCTTCATGCAGTCGGCCAAGTAGGTGTGGAAGCGCTCTAGGCGGGCTTCATCGCGGGCGACCACCTCGCCCATCGCTTTGACCATTGCTTTGCGTGCTGCGATGGTGTGCGCCTGCTCCACTGCGTAGGCCACACAGGCCCCGCCCTTACTTGCGAACAGCTCGCGGCTGCTGGTGTAGGCGTCGGTGTATTCGCCGGTCTCGGGGTCAACGGTGGCGAGGGCTTCGCGCACCGCTTGCGCGGCATCAAAGAGGGTAATGCTTGTCATGGTGTTGGCCGATCAGAAAGGGATTGAGTCGTCGAGGTCATCGAATGCGCCCGGCGTTGATGCACCGCCCTGTGCTGGCGCTGCTGGCCTGCTGGGCTCGGACTGCTGCGGCTTCCCGCCCTGCAAAGCAACATCACCAACACGCACATCCATGCTCTTGCGCTTTGCGCCGTCTTTGTCGGTCCACTCGCGTTCGGTGACATTACCCACCACGGTGACTTGCTGGCCTTTTGTCAGATACTGAGCCAGTGCATCAGCCCGTTTGCCGAACAGAGCGCAATTCCACCAGATTGAGGGCTTGTCCTTGCCTTGGTTGTCGGCCACGCTGAAAGACAAAACTGAGGTGCCATCGGGCAAGCTGCGCATCTCTGCGTCTTTGCCAAGGTTGCCGGTAATGGTGAGCGAGTTCATGCTGTTTCCTTTTTGTTCTTCAAATTAAATCGGCGCTGGCTTCGATTCGGTGTGTATTGATTCGGGCTTGCTTTCACATTTTCAGCCGTTTTAATCGCCCCGGATAGCCCTGCCTTTTTAGACATTCCTATCCCGGAAATTCTGGCTTGAGCCATGTTTCGTCCAAGCGCGTTGCTTTTCATGCTGTTTCCTTCGGGGTGAGTTCTGCCTTGCGGGCGTTGGTTGCTTTTTTGATTGCGGCTTGGTGCGACGGGTCAAGCATCTGCATCGCGGCTTCATAGTTGGACTTGAGGATGTCCAGCGTCTGAGCGTTGGTGATTCCGCGCAGGATGGCCGCAACATCGGGGCCGCGCCTGCTGCTGGCGTTCCCATCGTCATCTTCTGGAGCGATGCCACAAGCTGCCATGAGGCTGTAGCGCCGGGCGTAGGTCAAAGCCGATCCGAAGCCCTGCGGGTCTTGCTTGGCTGCTGGGACGTGCAATTTGCCGCCTGACAGCATCTCTCCCGACTCATGCAGAAAAATGGTTTCAACGGTCACGCCCTTGTCGTCAAGGTGCGTTGGCTGCATCAGTGCAATACCGTTGCTGTTGAGCGCATCAATCACGGCCTCGATGCAGCCGTCCAGCGATACGTATTTGCTTCTGAATGCCGGGTTGGTGTTGGTCTTGAGCGCCGGGGCAAACTCTTTTTGTGCCTTGACAAAGGCGGCTGCGATGTTCTTCATTTCGTCTCTCCAAATGGATCGGCCATGCGCTTGACGCGCTGCTGCTGCTTCAATTCGCGCCAGAAAGCGCGCCATGCTGCCCGAAGTGCCTTCCTGATGGGCGCTGGTGGGCGGGGTGTGCGGCCTTCGTCTGGCCAGTACGCGTCTTTTGCTCTCATGTTGTTCTCAGGGTTGATTAAAAATGGCTATGGTTACAGCCAGCGTCACAGCCACGCCGGTCAGCGCGAGCGCCACAAACGCATAGGCCAGCATCCGCATCGCGCTCATTGCGTCGTCCGACTCCTGCTCGTCATACATGCGGCTGACAAAGGCATCGGGCAGCATGTTGTCGGTATTGACCAGCTCAATCACCGGAGCAGCCGCCTGAATCACCGGAGCAACCTGCTCAATCACCGGAGCGTGTGCCTTGCGCACTGCGCTCATGTGCTGGCCAGCGCTGCGGTTGATGGACTCGTTCATGCGGTGCATGGCGCGCTCGCACGCCCTTTCGATTGGCGTCATGGCAGATACCCCCATGCGATCAGGCCGACCAGCACCAGCGCAGCAATGACGCATCCGATTACGACGATGCGGTCGGTGGGGTGCATCGGCTCGGGCAAGCCTTCTACCGGGCCTCGGGCGTAGGCGTTGCCTGTGGCCTCGGTCAATGTGCGCGGGAAGCGGCGCACGGTGGTGTTGCCGTCGAACACGATGCGGGTTTTGGCGCTCATGGCTGCACTCCCGTAGCTTTGGCAATGGCTGCGCGGGCCGCAATCACCGCGCTGTTCGGGTGATCGGTTGCGACGTGATCGAAATACCCACTCTCGACTTGCTGGACCAGCTTTTCCAGTGCTGCCAACATATCGGGCGCGGCTGCGATCAGTCGGGCGTTGGCGCATGCTTCTTTGTCGCTGCGACCATCCTGCCCAAAGTCTTCTGGAGCGCAGGAGCAGACGTCTGGCCGCTTGTCGCTTGTGTGCTCAACCCGGCGACCCACTGCAATCCAGCCTCCCGGCGTGTGCGCGCTCATGCTGCCACCCGCTGAATCTGCGGCTGCGGCGCACCGTGCCCACGCGCACCAGGCGTGCCCAGCCACATCACGCCATCGGGGTCGATAACCCGCTGCATCTTGTGCAGCTTGCGCAGGGCTTCTTCGCCACGCTGGTAAACAGCGTAGTCGTCGCTGAACTGGTACTGCCAGTCCATCGCCTTGAGCGCCTGTCCGTAGGCGGCCAGCTTGCTGATGGGGTTGCTCATGTTGCTGCTCCAGTTGTTGCTGCTGAGAAATTCAGCGGCATGGAAGTAATGTAGCACGGCCTGTATCACAGGCGCAAAGAATATTTGATAAATATTTTTCTACAGCGGCTCATATACCGTGCTACAGTCACGGCATGACAAAAAAAGACACTCCAACGAAACCGGGATCCGTTCGCTTGCCGAACGCGCACTGGACCATGCTGCGCGCACTTATGCAGCTTCAAGGAAGGGGGTGGCTTGAGCGGTGCGTAGAGCGAGAGCACAAGCTGCGCTTCCCTAAATGAGCAGCCTTGCCCAAGCCCACCCGGGCAATCCACGCAGCAACGAAGTGATGCCTGGCCTGTCAGCGCGCGCAAAGGCATTGCTCGCACCACGCCACCACCCGCAGTTCACGCGCGCTGTGCCCACGGTTGACGCCGCGCTGTGCTGGCCCGGTACGCAGATCAAGCGCAGCACCGACAACGGCTTCACGCGCCCGGCTGGGCCTTCGGTGATGGCGCCGACACGCACAGCCCGCGAGCTTGCTGCCGACGAGTCCAAGCGCAGCGTCTACCTAGCTGACGAAAAAAAGCCGCGCAAGCCACGCAAGACGGTTGCGCAGCTGCTGGCCCCCGCGCGCAACCCGATCCGCATCGACGGCCCAGCAGAAGCTGCGAAGCAGTTCCGCATCAAGCGGCCGACCAAATAACGGTGGTTTGGCTGCGCCTGTTCAGCCACAAAAAGAAACCCACCTGTCAACGCTGCGCAAACAGCTCGGGTGGGTTGTTCAAAACCTAGACGAATGAACCCAGAAATTATGCACCCGACTTACGAATTTCACCCACTCGCCAACATTTTTCCTCTCATTGAGGGCAAGGCTTTCGAGGATCTGACAGCCGACATTGCCGTCAATGGCGTGATGGAGCCGGTGTGGCTCTATCAAGGCCAGATTCTTGACGGTCGCAACCGCTACCGCGCTGCTGCCGCTGCTGGTGTGGCTTTCCCTGTGCGCCAGTACGAAGGCGACAACCCAACCGCCTTTGTTGTCAGCCTGAATTTGCACCGCCGCCACCTTAACGAGTCGCAGCGTGCAATGGTGGCCGCGAAGCTGGCGAATTTAGAAAACGGACAGCACACAAGCTCTGCAAATTTGCAGAGCACAGCAGTAAGCCAATCCGACGCAGCAGAAATGCTGAACGTCAGCACGCGCTCGGTGGCATCGGCTGCAAAGCTGCTGGGCGACAACCAAACACCAAAGGAAGTCGCTCGTTTTGTAGAGGCTGGTTCCGTCTCAATCAACCTGGCCACGCAGTTTGCCGAGTTGCCGCAAGAGGTACAGCAAGCGGCCCTTGCAGCAGTTGCTGAAAGCAGCGAGCCCGCCAAAGAGGTGATGCGCGAGGCGGTGAAGGCTCACGTTGCCAACAACAGCGGCAATAACGAGTGGTACACGCCCAGCAAGTACGTTGAGCTGGCGCGTGAAGTCATGGGCGGCATCGACACGGACCCGGCTACGTCTGAGGTTGCTAACCGGACGGTACAAGCCGCTCAGATTTACACCGCAGACGATGACGGCAGAACGAAGGTGTGGGCGGGCCGCGTGTGGATGAACCCCCCTTATGCGCAGCCGCTTATGGGCGACTTTGCCGAGGCGGTGGCCAGCAAGTTTGAGTCTGGCGAGATTGAGCAGGCCTGCATTCTCGTGAACAACGCGACAGAAACGCAGTGGTTTCAGCGGATGCTGGTTTCTGCAACTGCCGTCTGCTTTCCAAAAAGCCGAATCAAGTTCATCGACCCGGACGGGAAGCCATCAGGCGCGCCGCTGCAAGGCCAGGCCATCCTGTACATGGGCAGCAGCGTTGAAGCCTTTAAGCAGGCATTCAGCGCAGAAGGCCGGGTGCTTTCCAATGTTTGACCAGCCCGCAGTGCGGGGGCAGATACAGCACCGGGAGCGGGCGCGTCAGATAGCTGAATTCAAGGGCCTGACGTACAACAAGATCACGCCGACTGACTTGGACGGCTTCCTGGATTTTGGCGACAAGCTCTTCATTTTCATTGAAAGCAAATTCATCGCCACGCCCATATTGAGAGGGCAGGAGCTGGCTATCGAGCGGCTTTGTGACGGCACCCACTGCCCGCCGCGCCGCTATGCCTTTGCCATCGTTGCCGACCACTGCCACCCGGTGACAGAGGACATCGAGTTCTCAGACATGACGGTGCGCAGCATCCGGCAAAACGGCGCATGGAATGCCCCCATGAATCGGGCCTTGACAGTGCGCGATGCCATCGACCGCATGGTTGCCACCGTCGAAAACCGGCTCAAGCAAAAAATCTATCGGAGGGCAGCATGATTACCCGCGCGCCACGTCCGAAATCTAATTTCTACATTCTGGACAAGCGGATCAGCGAGGACGCGAACCTGTCATGGGCATCGCGCGGCCTGCTGGTGTACCTGTTGGGCAAGCCGGATCACTGGCAAGTCTCGGTGCAGGCGCTTATCAACGAAACATCGGCATCGTCGCACCCGCTGGGCCGGGACGGTGTTCGCGGGCTTATCACCGAGCTGATGTCGGCTGGCTATGTGCAGCGCACAGCAGCGCGCGGTGAAGGCGGGAAGCTGGCTGGTTACGACTACATCGTGGCCGAGACGTGTACCGCACCGAAGGCTGTTTTGCCGTCGCCGGTTTCACCGGGGCCGGATAAGCCGGGGCCGGTTGAACCGGGGCCGGTGAATCCCCCACTAGTAAGTATTGAAGAAGAAACAAGGATTGAGAAGAAAGCAAGGATTGAAGGGGAGAAGCCCGCGCAAGCGCTGGCCATCCCCCCCGCTTTGCTTGCTGACTTTCTCGCTGTTCGCAAAGCCAAACGCGCCGGGCCACTGACGGCAACCGCGATCGCTGGACTACAGCGCGAAGCCGACAAAGCCGGGATCAGCCTGGAAGCCGCTGTGACCGCCTGCTGTGAATTTGGATGGCAGGGGTTCAACGCCGGTTGGTACGCCGACCGCGCACCGAAGCCCGCCGCCATGACGGCAAACCGCCAAGCCCACAAGCACGCTGGCGCCGCCGCTGCGATCTGGGGCAATTCAACACCCAAGGAGTTCATTGATGTTTAAGCCGATCACCATTTCCGCCGACGCTGTGCGCGCCGGGTCAACCGGATCAGCCGAGCCGGACTCAGCCGTCAGCAACGTCTTCCGGGTGCTCCACGGGTTTTACGGCAATCTGTTTTTGGGCAAGTTTTCCAACGGGCAGACGAACGCCCAAGGCGAAGACACGGGTGTTTTGGGCGCCAAAGGCATTTGGACGCACGGCCTGCGCGCCTTTGACGTGGGCGTCATCAAAGCCGCGCTGGCTCGCGTGATCGACGATCACCCGGAGTTCCCGCCGAACCTGCCGCAGTTCGTTGCGATCTGCAAAGCCATCCAGCCGCGAAAGGTCGCGCCGGAAAGCCAGCCGCGCCTGGGGATGGACAGCGCATTGCAGGCCGATTACAGCGCCCGTGCGCGCGCCGAAGCGATGGCGGCATACCAGCGCCGCATCGACGCCGAAAAACGCGCTACAGACGGTTTGCCGATGTTGCAGCAACTGGTGGCGCAAGCGGTGGCGCTGGCCGGTGGCGACGAGGTGGCGACGCTGCGCCGATTGGAGACATCATGAATGTGCATCGACTGCCACAGAGCCAGCATCGGGCCGGGCTACCCGCTGCACTGCCCCACCTGTCTTTGGTGCGGAGCCCGGCTGCTGAAAACCATTGGACGGATGCAGATCACAGCCGAGCAATCGGTTGCCCGGCGGCGCAAGGTGCTGGCCGACTGGGTAGCGCATGGGCACAGCGAGCAGGACTTGCGACGGCTGGCGAAGGGGCCGACACCGCTCGCACCGACTGGCCAGGACGCGCCAGCGGCATCAGAGAGCCCGAGCAAGACGAAACGCCGTTGAGCGCAGCCGAAGTTACCCACGCCGCGCGCATCGGCCTGTGCAGCAGCTCCCGCGCAACAACGCCGCCGCAGCGCGTTTTCGTTGCGCGAGGCGACTGGGCTATTGATTCGGCTGGCGCGCGGCGTGCGCGTTGGTTTGACGTGGTGGTGACGGCATGAACATCATCCTCGCATGGCCGCAGCCCGACCTATCACCCAACGCCAGGATCCACTGGACGAAGCTGGCCCGCGCCAAAAAAGCGTACCGGGCTGACTGCGCATGGCAAGCGCTGGCCCAAGGTGCCAAGCGCATCGAAGCCGAGCGCATTGCGGTGTCGTTCACGTTCTACCCGCCCAGCAAACGCCGGATCGATCTGGACAACTGCATCAGCCGCCTTAAAAGCGGAATTGACGGATTGGCCGATGTGCTGGGCGTTGACGACAGCAAGTGGGTGATGACGTTTGCGATGGCAGACACCGTGGGCGGCATGGTGAGAGTCGAGGTGACGGCATGAAAGACCCAAACACCGCCGTCGATTTCATCATCGACAAATCTGCCGAGTTCGCCAAAGCCAAGGCCGAGCGGGTCTACCTTGAGGAATTCCGCAAGAGCAAAAAGGCCATGTTGATGTACGAATGCGTTGAAAAAGCCGTTAACGCCCGCGAGCAATACGCCTACGCCCACCCGGATTACTTGGAGCTGCTGGAGGGCATCAAGGCCGCCATCGAAGCCGAGGAAACACTGGTGTGGCAACTCAGGGCCGCGCAGGCGAGGGTGGAAATCTGGCGCTCAATGGAAGCTAGCAACCGAAACCAAGATCGGGCGATGCGGTGAACCGAAGCAGCAAGCGCCCGGAGGTGGCCGCATGAACCGCAGCAGCTTCAAGCGCGCCACCTACGCGACCGCGCGCACGGTACACAAGCCGATCCCGCCCGAGCAGCGCAGAAATGCAAGCATGGTTGCACTATCCGGCGCTTTTTGTGCCCCGATTGCGAACCTCAAGACCAAAACGCTAGGACGAGGCGCCGCCGAGGGCCAGCACAAGGCCCGACTGGTGCTTATGGGTTGCATGGTCTGCCGCAGGGTGTTTGGCCCACACGACCCCGGCCCAGTTGAGCTTCACCACTTGCGCAGTGGTGGCTGGGGCAAAGGAAATTGGATGACGCTTATTCCATTGTGCCCCGAGCACCACCGAGGCCCGTCTGGTGTGCATGGATTGGGGACCAAAGGATTCGCAAAGCACTACGGGTTTAACCAAGCTGATTTGTTGGCAGATGTGCATCAATCAACCAAAGGAAATAGTTATGAAGCGAATTGATTTAACAGGTCAACGATTTGGTCGACTAGTCGTTCTGGAAATGGTTTATGGGGGCAAGAAGCCTAAAGTGCGATGTGGTTGTGTTTGTGGGGGAGAGGTCGAAGCCATGGCGTACAACGTGCGAAACGGGAACACCGCTTCCTGCGGGTGTCTTTTGCGCGAAACTCGCATTGAGACTGGCCGAAAGGTTGGGCCGCGTACTGGGCGGCTTAACGCAACGCATGGCATGTCTAAAACCCGAACCTATGTTGCGTGGCAAGAAGCGCGCAAGCGGTGCCACTCGCCGCAAAACAGCCGTTTCTCGTATTACGGCGCGCGCGGCATTGCCGTTTGTGATGCCTGGCGCGAGTCATTTGAGGCGTTTCTGGCTGATATGGGCGAGTGCCCGCCTGGGTTGACGTTGGAGCGCCTGGACAACGAGCGAGGCTACGAGCCCAGCAATTGCGTTTGGGCCAGCAAGATACAACAGGTTCGCAACCGCCGTTGCAACAGAGCAAATCCGGAGATAGTCCGGGAGATTAGGAGCCGCGTTGCTGCTGGCGAGTCTCGAAAGGCAATGGCAAGCGAGTACGGTATGTGCTTATCTAACGTCGAGTCCATCGTGACGCGTCGGACCTGGTCGGATGTCGAATGACGCGGGCGCAGATCACAGCAATGGGCCAGTGGCCCGCAAATCTTGAACAACTTGGAGACACGGAATGAAAATGGAAAAGCGCATCCGCGCCCTGCTGCGCGACGCGGCAAACGAGGACGGCCTGACCATCCCCGAAATTGCCCAAGCAATGGGCCTGCACCCGGTGCCGGGCACGATAAGCGCGGCTCTCAAAACGGCGATGGTTGACGCATACATCGACCGCTACAAGCGGCCCGAAGGCGGCGGGCAATTTTCGGCGGTGTGGTGCGTGGTGGTGCCGCCCGAGGACTGCCCCAAGCCTGACAAGAGCGCAAAGCAGGCGAAGGTGGCTGCATGAAAAAGCGCTGTGTCAGAAAAGTCTGGGCGCTGGTTGACCCGGTGCGCCACGCGATTGAAGGCGCCAGCATCACGCCAAGGCCGATGCTTGATCACCTGCTGGTGCGCGAGCTGTCAAGCATTGAAGCGTTCGCCCGAGGTGGTGCTGGCTTGCAAGAGTGGCACGACATGGCATCGGTCAACAACCTGACCCAGACGCTGGCCAGCTTGCACATCGGCGCCGAGGCCCTGCCGGACTGTGAAAAAGCCGAGGCCGCGTTGATCGAAGCAGCCGCGCGCTACCAGGCCACCGGGCGCATGGGACTGAGTGGGCCGGGCCTGCAAGCACTGCGCGAAGTGATCGGCTGGCATGACGCACAGCGCAGCAGCATTGCGCGCAGCAAGTACGAGCGCGCAATCAGGCTGACTGAGGCGAGAACCCGCAGCGGGCACGCGACTGTGGACCTGGACAAGATTTTGAGCAACCAAAAGGAGAACGCATGAGCACGTTTGAACAGATCGAATCGAAGGCGATTCAGTGGGCGCGCGAGCGCAAGATCATCGAGAACAGCACACCGCTGGCTCAGGCCCGCAAGACGCTCGAAGAAGTGGGTGAGCTACTGGAAGCGGCTGCCGCAGTGAATGCGCTGGATTGCGGCGATATGCGGGCCTTGGCTTACCGCGACGACTACATCGATGCTGTGGGAGACATCATCGTCACATTGATTGTTGGCACGGCTTGCGCTGGTGTCACTGTCACCGAATGCTTGGAGGCCGCTTTTGAGCAGATAAAGGACAGGAAGGGCCACCTACGCGCCGATGGGGTGTTTGTCAAAGAAGCCGGATGATCCGACAAACGGTAAGTTGTATGCGGTGTTAGCGCAGTAACAGTGATACACTACGTTCACACCAACCAACCACCCGGAGAGCAACATGAACACCATCAACATCAAGGGCCAACAGTTCCCCACTGTAAAAGCTAGCAAGCTGGAAAGCGGCATGTTTTACTGGGATGGCAGCGAAATAGACGCTGTTGTGGTTGGAGAAAAAACCGTTCGTTTTGTTTTGGCCGGCAACGTGCCGCGCACTGTTCGCGCAAGCAGCTTGATTGCCTTGGCCCATCAGCAAGTTGCGGTGATGCTGTGATCCATAAAAGCTACAGAGCGCGTTTGCGCTTATGCATAGACGTGAGTGGCTCTCGATATGACTCAAAAATCGGAGAAGAGAGAAGCATCACTTGGCGCATGGAAACCCCGCGCGTTGTTTCTCAGGCTCGGTCAAAAGAGCCGATTGATTGGGGTGGCGCAATGGTCCGATTCGGAGACTATGAAGTTATTCAAGACGATGGGACTGCGCCATGACCGCCAAGACCCCCGCCCAACGCCAAGCCAAGCACAAAGCCGAGCAGGCCGCGCTGGGCATCAAAGAGGTGCGCGGCATCATGGCGCATGTGGACTACCATGTTTGCATTAGACGTGACGCAAGGGACACGGTAAAATCATTTGACAGGATTGACAAGGAAAAATCATGACCGACGACGCCATCGAACAAGAAATCCGAGCTAAGGGCAAGACAGCGCCGCGCGTGACCCCTGCTGACATCGAGGCGAATATTGCCAGCGAGCACTTCTTTACAGCTTGGGATGGAGCACAGCTGGCTTACTGGCGCGTTTATGAAACAGGCAAACTAGAAAATCAGCCTGATAACAGTGGGCCACTTTCTTTGTTAATCTTCTGCGTCCTAGTCTTGCGTAATGGCTTTACCGTCACGGGTGAGAGCGCATGCGCCAGCCCAGAGAACTTCGACGCCGAGATTGGCCGCAAGATCGCCCGCGCCAACGCCGTGGCGAAAGTATGGCCGCTTATGGGATACGCACTGAAAACACAGCTTTATAACGGCGAGGTCTGACAATGAATGACACAGTGCGGAAGAGTGGGAAACCTAAGGGATCACCAAAATCGGGCGGCGGAAGTCGTAAAGGCATCCTGAACAAGACAAGCGCCAACCTTAAAAACATGATCCTAGGCGCGCTGGACGAGTCCGGCGGGGTTGACTACCTTGTAGAGCGTGCGAACGATCCTAGGACCGCTAGCGCGTTCATGGCGCTGGTTGGTAAAGTTTTGCCAATGACGGTGCAAGGGACTGGCGTAGATGGTGAGCATGTCATTACAGTCATTGAGCGCAGGATCGTGAAGGCAAAGTGACCCAGCTTGTAATCGACACGCCCGAGGTGTTTGAGCCGCTGCTGGTGCCGTCTCGGTACAAGGGCATCTATGGCGGTCGTGGATCTGGCAAGTCGCATTTCTTCGCCGAATCGTTGATTGAACTGTGCATCCAGAAAAAGACGGATGCGGTTTGCTTGCGCGAAGTGCAGCGCTCGCTCAAGTTCAGCGTTAAAAAGCTGCTGGAAAACAAAATCCAGTCGATGAATGCTGGTGCTTACTTTGAAGTGCAAAACGAGCAGATCAAGTCTAGGCACGGCGGCGTCATAATTTTTCAAGGTATGCAAGATCACACAAGCGACAGCATTAAGTCGCTTGAGGGATTCCAGATTGCATGGTTTGAGGAAGCCCAGTCCGCAAGCCAGCGCAGCTTGGATCTGTTGCGTCCTACGATTAGAGCGCCGGGCAGTGAACTATGGTTTAGCTGGAATCCTCGGTATGCTACAGATCCGGTAGATATGCTGCTAAGGGGTGCAAACCCACCGCCCGATGGCATCGTGATTGAGGCGAATCACAGTGACAATCCTTGGATGCCTGATGAGCTGGTTAAAGAGCTTGAGTACGACAAGAGGCGTGATCCTGACAAGTACGCCCATATCTGGCTCGGCAAGTATCAAAGCAACAGCAGCGCTCGGGTGTTCCACAACTGGCACATCGAAGAGTTTGAGACAGACCCTACAGCCTTGATTCGCCAGGGTGCTGACTGGGGCTTTAGCGTTGATCCTACGGTGCTAGTCCAGTGCTACATATCGGGCCGAAGGCTGTATGTGTGCCATGAAGCGTACCGGGTGGGCTGCGACATTGTGGATACGCCAGAGCTATTCATGAGCGTGCCAGACTCCGAGAAGTGGCCGATGGTCGCCGACTCAGCCAGGCCAGAAACTATCAGCCATCTTAGAAAGCACGGCTTTCCAAAGATCACGAGTGCGGTGAAAGGCCCAAAGTCCGTAGAGGAAGGTATTGAGTTCCTCAAGAGCTTCGATATTGTGGTGCATCCAAGGTGCATCCACTTGATCGACGAGTTGGCGCTGTACTCGTTCAAGGTTGACCCGCTAGATGAAAGCCGGGTTCTTCCGATTCTTGCCGACAAAGACAACCACGTCATTGACGCATTGCGGTATGCTTGCGAGAGTGCGCGGCGTGCTGTAAGGCCGAACCACGCTTTACATTTTCAGCCCATCCCGAGCGCAAACCGCTGGTAAAAACATGGCAACAAAAAAGCAAGATCAAGAACTAGTCGGCATCCACGCAGAGGCGCTGGCTCAGTTCGATGATATTCAGACAGCATTGAAGGATGAGCGTCTGCAATGCTTGCAAGACCGACGTTTCTACAGCATCTCAGGCGCTCAATGGGAAGGCCCGCTAGGCGAGATCTACGAGAACAAGCCCAAGTTCGAGGTCAACAAAGTTGCACTGTCGGTAATGCGGATCATCAGCGAGTACCGCAACAACCGGGTAACCGTTGACTACACGCCGAAGGACGGGACAAAAGCAGATGAGCTTGCTGACACCTGCGACGGACTGTACCGCGCAGATGAGCAGGACAGCGTGGCTGACGAAGCGTATGACAATGCGTTTGAAGAAGCTGTAGGTGGTGGTTTTGGCGCTTGGCGCTTGCGCACAAAGTACGAAGACGAGGAATCAGAAGACGACGACCGGCAGCGGGTGATTATTGAGCCGATCTTTGATGCCGATAGCTCGGTGTTCTTTGACCTCGACGCAAAGAGGATGGACAAGTCGGACGCCAAGTATTGCTACGTCATATTTTCTATGACGCGGGAGAGATACATTGAAGAGTTTGGCGACAATCCGACTGATTGGCCTAAGACCATTCATCAGCATGAGTTCGACTGGTCAACGCCTGATATGGTGTTCGTTGCCGAATACTACAAAGTCGAGATGGTGAGTGAGACCATCCGGGTTTTTCAGGGCATCGACGGTGTGGAGGAAAAGTACCGCACAAAAGATTTTAAAGACGACCCGACGCTAGAGGAAACCCTGCTAGCCGTTGGCAAGACTGAGGTTAGAACCAAGCGCGTTAAGACTAAGCGGGTGCACAAATACATCTTGTCGGGCGGCAGGGTGCTGGAGGACGCGGGCTACATTGCGGGGAAGTGCATCCCAATCGTACCGGTGTACGGTAAGCGTTGGTTCGTGGACAACATAGAGCGTTGCATGGGCCATGTCCGGCTTGCCAAAGACGCCCAGCGGCTGAAGAATATGCAGCTATCAAAGCTGGGTGAGATCTCCGCATTGTCCAGCGTGGAGAAGCCAATCTTGACACCTGAGCAGGTTGCAGGCCATCAAGTGATGTGGAGCGAAGACAACCTTAAGGACTATCCTTACCTTCTCGTTAACCCGATCACAGGACCAGACGGCAGCCAGAGCATTACTGGGCCGATTGGGTACACCAAGCCGCCTACGATACCGCCTGCGATGGCTGCGCTGCTACAGATAACGGAGACTGACATGCAAGACATTCTGGGCAATCAGTCCCAGGGTGACAAGATCGTGTCCAACATTTCAGGCAAAGCTGTGGAGATGATCCAGCAGCGGCTCGATATGCAAACGTTTATCTACATGAGCAACTTCTCGAAAGCCATGAAGCGCAGCGGCGAGATCTGGCTAAGCATGGCCCGTGATGTTTACGTTGAGGAAGGTAGGCGCATGAAGGTAATCGCTGCAAACGATGTGACCGACAGCGTGGAGCTTATGAAGCCCATGATCGACCCTGACACGGGTGAGATCAAGATGCAGAACAACATGGCCGATGCTGCTTTTGATGTCGCTGTTGATGTTGGTCCATCGTCTAGCAGCAAGCGCAGCGCCACTGTAAGCGCGCTTATGGGCATGATGCAAGTCACGCAAGACCCAGAGACGCTGAACGTGCTTGGTTCGATGGCAATGATGAACATGGAAGGCGAGGGCATATCTGATGTGCGAGACTTCTTCCGAAATCGGCTTATCAAAATCGGCGTCATCAAGCCGACAGAAAAAGAGTCTCAAGAACTCATGGCAGAAATGCAAGGTCAGCCAGAAGATCCGAACTCTGTGTTCCTTAAGGCGGCAGCAGAAGAGGCGATTGCCAAGGCAGCGAAGGCCAAGGCCGATACGGTGGCAACGGTGGCAGACTCTGAACTTACGCGGGCCAAGACTATCGAGACGATGGCAGGCATTGAGCTGGACAGCCAAGCCCAGGCCATAGAGCTAGCTCAAGAAATCGGTGTCGGTGTGTAGATGCAAAACCAGCCGCCCGACTTGCTGCCATTTAGTTTAAAATCACAAAATACGGAACGCCGCCCCGCCGTTTTAAGTGGGCGAGTTAATAGGGTTGAAGATGAATCCAAAGGCAGAACAAGACTACAACGAGCCAGATGAAGTTATCGAGAGCCTAGACAATACCGATTCCGGTGATGTTGTGGCCGACGAGGAAGAATCTTATGATGTTGTTGTGTCTATCGGGGAAGAATCGCCGCTTCCGGAAGAGCACGCTCCAGCGCCAGCATGGGTTAAGGAGTTGCGTAAGACAAGCCGGGAAAAAGATAAGCGTATCCGTGAACTTGAAGCGCGCGAGGCAAGCCGTACACCTGAGAAAAAACCGGTTGTACTAAGCGCCAAGCCCACGCTTGAAGGCCACGACTACGACTCTGAAAAGTACGAAGATGCGTTGTCAAATTGGTTTGAGCAAAAGCGCCAGGTAGAGACTGAGACTGAGAAGTTAAAGTCAGCCGAGCAGACTCAGACTAAAGAATGGCAGGGCAAGCTAGACGGCTACACGAAGGCCAAAGCAGAGTTAAAGGTGCGTGACTTTGAAGAAGCCGAGTCGGTGGCGACCGAGCTTTTCAGTATGACGCAGCAGGGTGTGATTCTGCAAGGTGCAGACAACCCGGCTCTGGTGATTTACGCGATTGGAAAAAGCCCAAAGAAAGCAGCAGAGCTTGCAGCCATTACAGACCCTGTGAAGTTTGCTTTTGCGGTTGCAAAACTTGAAAAGGAATTGAAAGTGACCAGCCGCAAAGCACCCGAGCCAGAACGCACGATCTCATCTAACGGTCGCACGTCTGGCGCGGTTGACTCAACACTTGAACGGCTTAGAGCAGACGCAGAGAAGTCTGGTAACTACTCAAAAGTTTATCAGTACCGACAAGCCAAGCGATCAGCCAAATAACTTAACCTATTGGACCCATTATGGCTAACGCATTTTCCAAAGAAGAACGAGTGGCATTTGAAGACCTTTTGGAAGGCTTCAATGATGCGCTGGTGTTGTCCCGCAACGTCTCGATCTATCAGACCGATCAGACGATGATGGAGCGCACCAACAACATCATCTTTCGACCACAGCCCTACATTGCCCAGTCGTTTGACAGCACCCCAGGCGTGAGCATCTCAGGCTCTTACAACGACTTTACACAGCTTTCTGTGCCTGCCACTATCGGCTTTAGCAAGACGGTTGCTTTTGAGCTTAACGCCCTGGAACTGCGTGACGCGTTGCAAGAAGGCCGATTGGGCGTTGCTGCAAAGCAGAAGCTGGCAAGCGATATTAACGTGGCAATCATGAACTCTGCTGCTTCGCTTGGATCGCTTGTTGTGCCCATCGCTGCCGCTGCTGGCGACTATGACAACATCGCGCTTGCTGACACGATCATGAACGAGCAAGGCGTGAACATGGAAGAGCGCTACTTGGCTCTTTCCAGCCGCGACTACAACGGCTTGGCTGGCAACCTGTCGCAAGCATCGCGCTCGTTTGGTAATCCAAAGTCGGACAAAGCTTACGAGTCTAGTTTTGTTGGCCCGGTTGCAGGTTTTGACACCTACAAAATGGACTACGCTAACCGGATTACTGCCGCGGCTGGTGGTGCAACTGCGATTGATACCCGCACTGCTGCTAACAACTTCTATGTTCCGGTTGCTACATCTACGGCAGTTGGTGGCAAGATCAACGTTGATAACCGCTTCCAAACTGTTGCAGTGGACAACACTGGCGGCATTGTTGCCGGTGACGCATTCACCATCTCAGGCGTCGAAGCGGTGCATCACATCACCAAGCAATCTACTGGCCAGCTTAAGACGTTTCGTGTTGTGAGCGTGACCAACGGAACTACGATGGTTATCACGCCGCCAGTGATCTCTACCCAAGGCGGCACCGATGCTGAGGCACAATATCAAAACGTTATCGTTACCCAGGCTTCTGCCGCTGCGATTGTCTTCTTGAACGTCAACGCCACAAGCGTCAACGTTTTCTGGCAGCGCGATTGCTTGGAAATCCTTCCCGGTCGCTACTCTGTGCCTACCGATGCAGGCGTGGCCATCATGCGAGCCAGCACAGACCAAGGCATTGAGCTGGTGATGCAGAAGTTCTACGACATTGACACGATGAAAACTAAGTACCGCTTGGATACATTGTTCGGTGTGGTAAACAAGAATCCACAAATGTCTGGCATTTTGTTGTTTAACCAGTAATCACAGAAGGGCTTCGGCCCTTTTCTTATTGTTAACTTTAAAAGGCTAATATGAAAAACGGTAAAAACGGTATGGGCATGACTAAAACCAAGTCTGGCATGATGATGTCGCCTATGCCAGCCAAAAAAGCCATGAGCAGCACCAAGCCTGCCATGAAAAACGCCAAGCCAGCCATGAAAATGAAATCCAAATGAAGACGGGCCTTTACGCCAACATCAATGCAAAGCAAGACCGCATCAAAGCCCAAAAAGCAGCCGGTGGTAAAGTCGAGCGTATGCGCTCTGTTGGCAGTAAAGGTGCCCCAACAGCAGCCGCATTTAAGCAGTCTGCCAAAACTGCCAAGCCTGCTAAGAAAAAATGACTGATCTTCCCGCGCTGGTTTACAAGTCGCCAGGTACTCACATGCAACCATCGGGCGGCAGCTATAAATACTCCCAGGCACTGACGCAAGAAGACCTTGATAAGCTCTTGGCGGATGGATGGTACTTGACTAGCTTGGCTGCAATTAAAGCCGCTGGAGCAGGATCTGTTAGGCCTGTGATCCGTGCGAAATGGCGTGATACCAAGACGAAGAAGAAGCGACCATCTGTGCCGCTTGATGGCATCAACCATCGTCTTTTGGTAGTGGCGGACAAGCAAGACGATGCACCGCCTACGCGGGTTGAGCTGCTGCAAAAAGCAAGCGAGCTGGGCTTGGTTTTCTCTGAAAAAGCCACAGATCACAGAATCGCAAAACTTATCACCAGAAAACTTAGCGGGGAATGACATGGGATACAGCAAGCGTGAATTTGTCTCTGCTGCTTATGAAGAAATCGGGCTTGCGAACTACACATTTGATCTACAGCCAGAACAGCTCCAATCAGCTTTGCGCCGCCTTGATGCGATGATGGCCGACTGGAATGGTAAAGGAATCCGCTTAGGATACCCGCTGCCGGGCAGTCCGTCAGACAGTGAGCTAAGCGAGCCGACACTGATACCAGACAGCGGCAATGAAGCGGTAATCACTAACCTTGCGATCCGTCTTGCTCCGAGCATGGGCAGGCAGGTGATGATGGGCACAATGGCGATTGCCAAGGCCAGCTACAACACGCTGCTACAGCGCGCCGCAATGCCGCCAGAGCAGCAGCTACCATCCACAATGCCAGGTGGCGCAGGCCGCAAGCTTTCAAGACAGTACAACAACCCATTCTTGCCCAAGCCTGTAGATCCGATTCTGGCAGGACCAGATGGGCCGATAGAATTTTACTGATAGCTAAAAAATGCCATACATCAATCAGCTGCCTGTTCTGAATAATGTCTCGCCAGGCGATCAGATCCCGGTTTACAGCCCCAACAATGGCGACGCTAGACGGTTGCCTATCAGTCAGCTCATAGCGTTTTTCCAGCAGACATTCGCATCGCCCAGCCTTGCGACTAACATCTTCACTCCGGGCACGGGCTTTAATATTGCCGTGCCTACGCCGGTTGACCAGCAGTGGATGCTCATTCAGCCAGTCAGCACGCTGGCACTTGGCACAATTACTTTACCGTTAAACACCGGCACGCCAGACGGTTCCGAGGTGCTTGTCACAACAACCCAGCAGATCACTGGTTTCACCCTTGCGCTTAACGGTGCAACCCAAGCCTACGGCGTGCCTACTACCTTGGCAGCAGAAGACAACTTCCGGGTGCGCTACGTTGCCGCAACAAACAGTTGGTATCGCATCGCGTAAACCAAATGCAGATTCCGATTCTCAACGGCATCTATGCCGACAGCTCGCCGCAGCTGCGCACGGCTTACCCGGTAAACCTTGTTCCAGTGCCTAAGAAGTCTGGCATCAGTAACGGCTTTCTGCGACCAGGCGATGGTTTGGTGCAAAACGGTACAGGCCCAGGCATCGACCGTGGCGGCATCAACTGGCGCGATGAGCTTTACCGGGTTATGGGCACAAAGCTTGTTTTGGTAGGCCGTGACGGCACAGTTACCACATTGGGCGATGTTGGCGGCCCAGTTGGTGAAATGGTGACAATGGACTACGGCTTCGGTCGCTTGGCCATAGCATCCGGTGGGCGGCTTTACTACTGGGACGAAGTATCTTTGGTGCAAGTCACAGACCCTGATCTAGGGATTGTTTTAGACGTGGTATGGATTGACGGCTACTTCATGACTACAGACGGCGATTCTTTGGTTGTGACTGAGCTTTCAGACCCAACACAGATCAACCCTCTAAAGTATGGAAGCTCAGAGGTAGACCCTGATCCTGTTGTTGCCCTGCTGAAACTTCGCAATGAAGTGTATGCATTGAACCGGAACACAATCGAGGTGTTCGAAAACGTGGGAGGGGAGTTCTTCCCGTTTGCCAGGATTCCCGGCGCTCAGATCACAAGGGGCGTGGTTGGCACCCAGGCTTGCTGCACATACCTTGATGCGATTGCATTCCTTGGAAGTTCACGCAACCAGCCCCCAGGTATTTTCTTGGGCGTCAACGCACGGTCTGACAAGATAAGCACGCAGGAGATTGACAACCTGCTGCTTGAATACACCGAAGCCGAGCTGTCTGTTGTAAAGCTTGAGTCTCGCAACGACAGAAGCCACCAATTTCTATACGTTCATCTTCCTGATCGCGCGGTTGTCTACGACGCCGCAGCATCCCAGGATCTGGGTGAACCAGTCTGGTTTACGCTCACCAGTAGCCTTACAGAATATTCTCAATACCGTGGAAAAAATATGGTGTGGGCCTATGACAAATGGCTAATTGGTGACACGCAAAGCCCATCGCTAGGATTCTTTGTTCAAGACATAAGCACCCACTGGGAGCAGATTGTTTACTGGGAGTTTGGGACTATGATTGTCTACAACGAAGGCAACGGGGTGATATTTAACGAGCTAGAGCTGGTTAGCTTGACTGGCAGTGTGGCGCTTGGTTCAAACCCAACCATTACAACCAGCTACAGCACAGATGGCATGTCGTTTAGCCAAGAGCGCGCGGTGAAGGTGGGCACGACGGGCAGCACAAAAAAGCGGTTGGTATGGTTTCAACAAGGCCACATGCGAAACTTCCGCATCCAGCGTTTTAAGGGCAACAGCCAAGCGCACTTGTCTTTTATGCGCCTAGAGGCTCAGCTAGATCCTCTGGCTTACTAAACATGGCCGCATCATTTAGCATTAGCCGGGACCAGCTGGCGACGTTTTTGAAAAACCAAGAGCTGGTGCGTCAATTTGAGCGTCTTTTGGAGTCGGCAAACTTAACCGCGGTTGCCAACGGCGGCACAGGACAATCCACCTACGAAAATGGTGAACTTCTGATTGGCCTAGCCCCAGGTTTGGCAAAATCAACACTTACGGCTGGCGTCGGCATTGGGGTTGACAATGGGCCCGGATTTATCGGTATCCGCATCACAGATACAGACGTAACGCCAGGATCATTCACTTACGCATCAATCACGGTAGATGCACAAGGGCGACTGACTGCCGCCGAGAGTGGCGTTGATCCAGTAACCGAAGTCACAGGCACTGCGCCCATTTCCAGCAGTGGCGGCTCAACGCCTGCTATCAGCTTGAATGATACGGCAGTAGCGCCTGGAAGCTATGTCTTCACATCAATCACGGTTGACGCACAGGGGCGACTTACAGCGGCATCAAGCGGCTCGCCTTTGGCTGGAGGTATAAGCGCAACCATTGACACCGCAAAGCTTACGGCGGGCGGTACAAATGGATCCATGACGTTTACAGACGGCATCCTCACATCACAAACACAAGCAACTTAAGGCAAACATATGACGATGTTTATGCACAGCATGGGCGGCATTCCAGATGCTATGCCGTTTATCACGACGGCTGAGAACAAGGAAAACACGCGGGTAGCCGTTGAGGAATGGCAGCATGGCCCAGTGGTCCCTTCAAACGATCCTACAGCCAACAAGCCTTATTGGATGGCCCTTGCGCGTGCGTTTCAGGTAGACGAGCGGGAAGCGCGCCGTCATCGTTGCTCAAACTGCACTCACTATGACAACAGCAGCATGAAGCAGGCTTTGATGGAGCGCATCCCGCTAAACGCTGGGGATGTTGGGGCAGGTTATCGGGGCTACTGCAAAAAGTTCGACTTTATCTGCCACGACTTGCGATCCTGTCAAGCCCAACAAGAGCGAGACTTTGATGAGCATCACGGTTGATAAGAAAATGTGCCAAAATACACACGCTGAGCTTAACGAGCCGCCAGCAGCTCACCAGAAATGGGCCAATGATGCTGCTAGTCACTGAAGGCATAACGCAAGACCATCTAAACGAGGTCTATGCAGACCCATACATTGCTCGCGTGGGCCACGATCATCGTGCGTTTGCTCCAGTCATACACCCTTGCGCGGTTTACTTGTCTGCATGGGCCGATGGCGTGTTTTGCGGTGCATTCTTGGCTATCAAGAATTCTGAACTGGATCTAGACCTTCACGCACTGCTAAAAAATTCTGCTGTGATGGTTTCTCGCGAGCTGGGCAGGTCTTTCTTGGCGTGGGCGTTTGCCATGCCGATCCTTCGTGTGACTGCGCACGTCATCCAAGGTCTTGACTCTGCAAAAAACTACTGTCTCAAGCTTGGGTTTAAGCATGAGGGAACTAAGCGCCAAGCGTGTATGCAGTCTGGCGTGATTAAGGACGTTTACTGTCTGGGCATGACCAGGCAAGAATGGGATAACAAATGAGCTTCATTGGCGATCTTATTGGAGACGTTTTCGGCGGTATTACTGGTGCCAAGCAAGCCGGCAAAGCTGCTGAGAAAGCCGGGCAAACACAGGCAGCATCAGCTCAAGCTGGCATTGAAGAGCAGCGTCGGCAGTTTGACGCTCTTGTTAATCTTATGTCGCCGTTTGTCAATGCTGGAACTGGTGCGCTGGCTGGACAGCAAAACCTGATCGGACTCGGTGGTGCGGATGCACAAAACCAAGCCATCAGCGGGATTGCAGATTCTCCGCTGTTTATGCAGCTACAGCAGCAAGGCGAAAACGCGCTGCTGCAAAACTCATCTGCTACGGGTGGGCTGCGCGGTGGCAACGTACAAGCAGCACTGGCGCAGTTTAGGCCGCAGATGCTGCAACAGGCCATCGATCAGCAGTTTAGCCGCCTGGGTGGCATTGCAAGCCAGGGGCAAGCAGCAGCAGCAGGCCAAGCGCAATCGGGTTTAAATGTTGGCGACAACGTGAGCAACTTACTTGCAAACCAAGGGCGCGCAGTTGCTGGTGGGCAAATTGCAAGAGGTGGTGTGGTCGGTAGCACGTTTGGAACTCTTTTGGCTCTTGGCGCAGCTGCTGGCTCATTAGGTGCTTCTGGAGGGGCTGGTGCTGCTGGTGGATCAGGTATTTCTCTGACTGGCGGCTCAAGATCCCCAGGCTTGGGCTTGAAAGCTTTTTAAGAAAAAAACATGGCAATCAACCCACTACAAGGCCCGATTGACTATTTGGGCACGATCCCGCAGGTTGACCTGACGCAAAGAATCGCGCAGGGTTTCCAGCTTGGCGCTGGCATCCGGCAAGCGCAGGAACAGCGTGCCGCGGTAGAGGCGGCAGCAGCTGCCAAGCGGCAGTATGCGACAGACCTGCAAGCCACTTTTGACAATCCAACACAAGCGGCCTTCGCGCGTTTAGCCGCGACTTACCCGCAGAACGCAGCAGCTTTTAAACAGGCTTCTGAAGGCTTCAGTGCCGATCGTTTGAAGAACGAGTTTAACGGTGGGCTGGAGATCTCAAACGCTCTAGAAAACGGAAAGCCGGAAGTTGCGAAGCAGGCATTGGCTGGCATCATCGCTGCAAAAAAGAACAGCGGCGAACCTTTGGGTATTTATCAGCAGGCGATGGATGCGTTGGACGGTGGAGACGTGCAGAAGGCGCAGGCAGGAATCAACTTGGCCCTGTCTATCGCAGATCCCGACAAATTTATAAAGCTCGCACAGGCCAGGACTGCGCCAGCTACAGCAGCTAACGCATCACGCAAAGGCACGGCAGAAGCTGACGCTGCCATTGCTGCGGCAACCATTGCACAAGCAAACGCAAGCAACGCAACAGAAAGTGCAGCAGCAGGATTGGCCCTTGCTAAGGCAAACGCGGATAAAGCTCAAGTTGACGCAAGGTTTGCAGAGCCACTAGCAAAGGCTCAGATACAGAACATCAAAAGCCAGGTTTCTGACAGACTAAACCTGTTCGGCTTGAAGAAACAAGAGCTTGCCCTTAGATCTGCTGAAGTAACAGCCGTGGTTGCCGAAAAAATGGCTTCCATTGGAAATATGGGGCTGGACATTCCGAAGGACGTTAGAGCATCTATAAATGAAGCATCTACCTTGGCCGCAACAAGCAGCCAATCTGCGTCTCAATTCTTTGCTCTTGCAGCCAAAGTGGAACAAGCAGGCGGTGGAAGCGGTATTTTTACCACTGCTGGCGAGTTTATAAAACGAGCTACAGGCGGTCAAGGCGACTTCACAATGATTCGCAACGAATACACTCGAGTTCGAAACAGTATTGCGATAAAGAGTCTGCCTCCAGGTGTTGCAACAGACAAAGACATTCAGCTTGCTCTTAAAGGTCTTCCACCTGAAACAGCCGACGCAAAGTTTCTGGCATCGTTTCTTAAAGGCATGGCGAAGATGCAAAACATCGATTCTGCTGTGTCAGAGTCAAAAACCGATTGGCTGCAAAACAACAACGGCCTTTTAACCAAAGCAAGGTCAGATTTTTCCGCTGGCTCTCTTGATGTAAAAAAGGGAGAGTCTTTTACAGAATTTGCAGAGCGTGTAATTGTTAAGATGGGCAAGAGCTACGAAGAAGTCGCAAAGCCAGATCCATCCTTGCAAATACCAGCTGGGCGAGCTGGTGGAGCTGCACCGTCAGCAAGGCCAGCAGCTGCCCCGTCAGCAAACCGCAATGTAGTGGTGGACTACTAAGATGCCATATTCAATCACCACCAGAGACGGCATCACAATCAACAACATCCCCGATAATGTTGCGCCAGACTCTGAAGAACTAAAGTCTCGCGTTGCCACGATTAGAGCCACGTCAGCCACAGCAGAGCCAGCAGCACCGCCTGTGCCGGTGCCAGTTGACGCGACCTTAGGTGAGAACATTGTTGGAGTCGGTGAAACTGCCTTGACGCTAGCGACAGGTGCCACTGGTGGCGCGCTGGGCATGATTGGAGGTACGCTAAAAGGCCTTGCTGAGCAGATTCTGAGCGGACAGTTTGGCACGCAAGAAGCCGTGCAGATGATCCAAAAATCCGCACAAGACGCAGCCAGCGCGTTGACGTTTGCCCCGCGTACCGAACGCGGACAAGAGATGGCGCAAGCCACGGGCGAGTTTTTAGGTAACGCGCTTCCTGTCCTGCCAATTCTAGGGCCGCAGGGTGCTTTGTTGCAAAGTGCCGCCCAGTCTGTGCCAGTCGTCAGAAACGCGGCCCAGCAGGGCGCTGCGTTGGTTGGTCAAGGCGCGCGGGCTACTGGCCAGGCTGCTGCTACTGCTGGCCGCGCTGTTGCTAGGCCTGTTCAAGGCGCAATCAACACTGGACGCGCGGCTTTAGGCATTCCACCCGCTGTCATTCCTGCAGCTGCTGATGATGCCGCCGCGATAGGCCGGGCTTCCATCGGTGCTGCTGGGTTGAATATTGAAAGACAGCGCCTTGCTGAGCTGAACATGGCAAACGATGGTGTTAATGGCGTACCAATACGCATGACAGAAGGAGAGTTCAAAAGAGATCCGACTCTCTTAGCTTTCGAGAAGGAAACCGCAAAAACCCCAGGCGTTCAAGAATTGTTTGTGCAGCGCCAGCAGCAAAACAACCGCGCAACCCTTGGAAAGATTAACCAAATTCTTGACGATACGGGCGCAGTAACTGGAGATTACTCCAACACAGGCATTGCTGTTGTTGATACGCTAATGAAGGGATGGGCTGGCGAGAAAGCGAAAACCAAGGTTCTTTACGACAAGTTCCGAGACTCAACAGAGGCGGGCACGATTGTTGATCCAACTCCAGTGCTTGAGTTTTTGAACACGCAGGCTCGTGGCGTGGCCGGTATTACTGGTGTTCCAGACACAGCACGACAGAACGCAGTCAGACTGGGCATCGCACGCGAGCAAGGCGGAGGCGATCTCGTTCCCATTGCTGGCGTTACGCTTGGTCAGCTAGAAGACTTTCGCCAGTCTGTTTCTAGAATTAGCGCAGCAAACCCCAATGACAAACGACTGTCTTCTATCATCAAAAGAAGCATTGATGACATTGGAGACCCGATTGGCGGGGGGCTTACAAAAGCCATGCGCGCCCAGCGTAGAAACCAAGCCGCAAAGTATGAAGACCGGGCGATTGTGTCTAGGCTTCTACTGGAAAAAAAGGGCATGGCAGACCCCAAAACACCAATTGAAGATGTTTTCCGCGCAAGCATTCTAAGCTCTAGAACAAGCGATATTACTAGACTAAAGCGAGTCCTTAATACAATACCTGATGAAGAAGGTAAGCAAGCTTTTAAAGAACTGCAAGGCGCCACGGTACGGCACTTTTTGGAAAAGGCAGAAAGTGGTATTGGTACAGATAACTTGCCTGTAATATCTGGCGCAAAACTAAACCGCGCCATAAAAGCATTCGATCAAAACGGAAAACTGGATGTTGTTATGGGTGTTGGCGCAGCCGAGCAAATACGCAACCTAAACCAGGTCTTGCAGTACATTCAATCAACGCCACCGCTCACTTCCATCAACAACTCAGGAACCGCCAGGACCATTGCGGCGCTTATCAGCGAGTCAGCGGTTCAAGGTATGGTTACTGGAATACCGCTTCCAATAGTCCAGAGCTTAAGGATGATAAGGCAGAACGTCGCTGACCAGAAGATCAAAGACAAAATAACAAAAGCCTTGAATTACACGCCCGACTCTGGCGACGGCGCACCATAAAGGAATAAACCATGTCTGCAATATCAGTACAAACACCCTTCCCGATCTTTAACGATATTGACGGCCAGCCACTAGAGGCTGGGTATATCTTCGTCGGCGTTGCGAACCTAGACCCGCAAGTGAACCCTGTGGCGGTGTTCTTTGATGAGGCACTGACCCAGCCAGCGGGTCAGCCTATCCGCACGATGGGTGGCTATGCGGTCAATTCAGGCACACCGACGAATCTTTACTCTGGCGGTGACTACAGCATACGGGTCACTAACAAAAACGGCTCGGTCGTTTACTCTGCGCCTGTAGCCCAAAATTACTTGGCTTTCCCAGATGACCTCGCAGCAACTGGCCCTGGCAAAGGTGCCGATTCGGTGGGATTTATTCAAGCTGGCACCGGAGCTGTTGCTCGCACCGTGCAAGCCAAGGCGCGCGAACAGGTGAGCGTTAAAGACTTTGGTGCGGTGGGTAACGGAATTGCCGATGACACAGATTCCATTCAAAATGCGTTCAACTCTGGCAATGCTATTTACATGCCTGCGGGAACGTACAGAATCACCAGCGGCTTAACGAAATCTTCGCCTGGAGCAGTCACGGGTGACGGTGAGGAAAGTACAGTTATAAGGGTGGTCGGTAGTGGTTACGACGCCATCACTTTTACAGGCAGCTACTCCGGTATAGCTGCTTTAAGTATGGATTCAAGCACCTCTAGAACCGCTGGAGCTTTCGTTCGGTTTAACTCGACCACACGCGGCAACTTCGCCAAGTATTTTAGAATGCTGAACGCGTTTACTGGAATACATATCAGCGCGGAAACCGTGATAACTTATATCGAAAACGGCGAAATACTTGATATTCACCCCGAAACAGGTGTTGGAATTCTGATAGGTGGCGGCAACGATACATTCATCAACAATATTGTTATGGACAACAATCCGTCAGCGCAGCCTTTGGCTGGAATTAGGATCACGAAAAGTCAGGCTGTTTTTATAACTGACACAGACTGCATACATTCAGGAACAGCACTTTCTATCGCTCCAAATGGAGCTATCGGAGAATTTATTACTTGGTTGTTCTTCAATACGTTTGCTGCAGATTTGGGGTCAGAGGATGGTATCAGTATAACGCCGTCCAACGGTGGGTCTATCCGTGGATTGTTTTTTGATAATTGCTGGTCGTCATCAAACCGCAGAGGGGTTTTCGTATCTAAAGACACTCCATCATCCGTTATTGATGGGGTATTCTTTACAGATTCAACTTTTGTCAATAACGACCTTGAGGGCGCTCTCGTTATAACAGGCAACAACACCGAGTTTAACAACTGCCGGGTATCGGGAAACTCCCAAGCTGTATCGGCGGCTTCTGCGGGAATTGTGTTTGGAAACAATTTGTCTAATTTCGCAGTCAGGGGCACAAGGTCAGGAGCAGTGATGGGTTTTCCCGCGTCTCAGAGTTGTGGTTTGCAACTCGGCACAGGTTGTGATGGTTATGTGCTGACAGACAATAATTTCCTTGGTAATGCGATAACGGCAGCTATCGATAATTCAGCGATAAGCAGCAGTCAAAGGGAAGTACGGGGTAACCTCGGATATAAAACAGTGTCGCTTGGCGTAGTATTACTTTTAGCGGGGCAAAACCAAGTCACTGTTCCGCATGGTCTTGCAGGCCAACCAAGTAATGTTCTAGCTACTGCCACAAACTCTAATCTAGGTGGTGTTTCATTTTGGACTGGCGCATTTGAGGGTACAAATTTCAACCTAAATACATCGGCCAATGTTACAGCAGATTCGGTTTTTTCATGGCAAGCCAGCCTTTACAACTAAATAGGTTATTGCTTATGTGGCATCATTACTGTCCATGCGAAAGAGTCGTCCTGGGTGTAAATCTAGGGGAGCCATGCAACTGGTGTGATACACCAGAAACACCACGCGATCTCGTCCCAGACGATAAAATCCGCGATAAATTTTTAGAATCTGTGCCGACAAATGGACAAAACCCCAATTGAACACGCCCTGATCGCAGTCGCCGTTCAAGCCGCATTCGGCCTGTGGCTTGGTGACTGGATCGCAGGCGCGGCATTGGCTTGTGTCTGGTTTGTTGCCCGCGAGCACACCCAGGCCGAGTACCGCTGGATCGCTAAGTTTGGCGGCGGCAAGCGCGCTAACCTCACTGCAATGGGATGGGCTGATAAACGCATCTGGAATATCGGGTCTGTACTTGATTTCGCCGTCCCGGTCGCGGCCTGTCTAGCTGTGTACTTTCTTAGTCCTCTATATTTGACAATTTAAAGTAAGGAAACCATGTCTACAAGTTCACAATATGCATTTACACCGCTTGGCCTAACAGTTGCTGTTAGCTCATCATCAACACCGCCAGCAGGATCTCAAGCGCCAGTGATAGCTAAGTTTGACCCACAGGCCACAGGTCAATATCGATTTGTAAACCAGGGCGCGGCTGTCGTGTTTTTGGGGCACGGGGTAAGTGCTACCGATGCACAGGCAAGCGCTGTTATTCCTATTGCAGGAACGCCATCAAGGGCTATCCCGCTGTTGCCTGGGCGCAGTGAAATACTTAGGTTTGGCATTGATACATTTTTCAGCGCCATATCTACCACTGCAATTACTTTGTTTGTAACACCAGGCAAAGGCATTTGATTTTCTCGTTATCAAAAAATAATTGTACTGATGAAAAACGAAGCCACAACAAACGCATTAGAGGCTACAGTTGCTAGCCTTGCAAACAAGGCCACCTATACAGGCGCAGGAGTTGCCATTAGTGGCGGTATTTTGATTTCTGAGATTGCGGTTATTGTCGGTATGGTTATCGGAGTACTGGGTCTGTTGGTTAATTGGTACTATCGCGCCAAAGATGATCGACGAGCTGTAATTGAACACAAGCGACGCATGGGAGAGCGCGAATGAAGCACCCACGCATGTTTATTGCCGCGTTGTCGCTGAGTGCGGCAGCGTTTGGTGGGCTCGTGCTAAAGGAGGGCTACACCGACCGGGCTGTAATACCTATTCCAGGCGACCGGCCTACCGTGGGCTTCGGCAGCACGTTTGACGACAAGGGCTTGCCCGTGAAGATGGGCGACACCATTACCGCGCCCCAGGCCGTGCTGCGTTCGCTGGCCCACATCGCCAAAGACGAGAGCGCGCTGAAGCAGTGTGTGACTGCGCCATTGAACCAAGCAGAGTATGACGGCTTGGTCGAATTTTCATACCAATTCGGCACCTCCACCGCCTGCCGCTCAAGTATGGTGCGCCACATCAACGCGGGTCGGTACGCCGAGGCGTGCGCGGCTTATCTGCGCTACCGCTTCGCCACCGGCAAAGACTGTTCCGACCCAGCCAACCGCTGCCGAGGAGTGTGGCTGCGCACACAGGAGCGGCACCAAAAATGCATGGCGGCGCAATGATATGGACACCCCTGATCCGCCCGTTGGTTGCGCCCATAGCTATTGCCATCTCACTTGCTGGGTGTGTCTGGTACGCGCACAGCAGCGGGCATCGATCCGGGATGCAAGCTACCCAAGCGAAGTGGGACGCAGAGAAAGTGCGGACGCTGGAAGCGCAGGGCGAGCAGATCCTGATTGCGCAGATCCGCGAAGGCGAGCTGACGGCTCAGATGGACAAGTTGAAAAGGACGCACCGTGACCAAACGACTCGCATTGCTGCTGCCCATGCTGATCTTGTTGACAGCCTGCGCGACAGGCCCGACCGTCCGAGTGATGGAGGTGTGCCCGAAGCCGCCACCGCTGGAGCTGGATGTACCGGCGCGGGACTATTTGGCCCTGATGCGAGATTTCTTGCAGGGCTCGCTGCCGATGCCGCCAGACTACAGGCTGGATTCGACTCCTGCAAAGCTGCCCTCGATTCGCTGACGCGGTGATATGGCATAATGCGCACCAGTGGCGCATGAGTGCCATCACAAAAGCCGAAGGCGAGAAAAGTCGAAGATCGCAGGCAGCACACTTCGGTGTGTCCAGGGCGCAGCCAGAAATGGAGCAAGCGCCCGCACAGCAGCGAACGCACTGCCGGTTTTTGTGATGGTCGGCATGAGTGCTATCAAGAGGGCTCATTGTCTGGCTCGTAGCCAGGACGGGCACGTAGTGTCCGGATGGGATTCAGTGAGCCACCTTGATGGTCAAGCCCGTAAATAGCCTACCCGGCCCCAAGGAACGGTATCAAAGTCGGTGCAATCCGATGCTGCCATCAACTTTTTAGCGGAATGCACGGGCTGACGTGCGAGTGCCTGCAAAACCGTGGAGCAACGGCTTGACCGCCGCCACATGCCGGGATCAGCTCCGGCCCGCTACCCGATGGCATGACCAGCGCCCGCAGCAGGGTT